AAAATGCTGCGACGGTGAGTCCAAATTCGAAATTGGAGAAGACGGCCTTGTTCGTTCCTTTGTAAATGGAAACCCTGCACCTTACAAACATCAGGTGCTATCCACTTACGGGAATGAATCGTGGCAGTATAAAGTTAAATCAGAATTCGGAACTGTGTATTACGTGGTTTTTGAAGTTTTGAAAACTTTCTACAATGGAGACGTACCCTATCGTCTCTGCCGTGCGACTCCAATGAAGATGATGGATTTACAGAAATTCGGTGAATCAGCTGGTGTAGAAGACATACCTCTTATGGATGGACAGTTTCTCACCAAGGAATACTTCAACAAAACATTCGATGCTTGGAATAAGATTGCTGCCTTGAAGGAGGTAGATCTATCAACATCGACAGCTCCTGAAAGCATCCCCGAGATAGTTGTGCATACCCCTATCCTAAGTAACCCATTGATGCCTGATCTTGCCGTTGCATTTAAACAGTGCCAAACTGGATTGAATAAAATAAAGGTACATGACCCTTTATACCCTGTACCCGAGGACACAACCAGATATATTTTCAAGGCCAACAACAACTCAGAAAATCCTGCTGAAACAAGACATCGTGCTCGAGAATTTGCTGAATTACGTCTTAAGGAATACATCAAGCGTAGACCCGTGAAAGTAGGTGAACTAGAAGTGGACTTCAAGAAGAGAGTTGACTCTTTAAAGGAAGAACTCAACTGGTTCACCGGTGCTTTGAGTGTTTTCAAATCCACAATGAACGAGAAGTTTTACTACTCTCATGAATCAGATGGATCTAGAATAACACTTCAATTGACTGAAGACCATAGTTGGTACAATTGCTGCCCAACTAGACGCCAATACAGTGCCCGAGTCAAGCACGTCATGGAAGCATACGTAGATTTAGGCCCCAAGATGTTGCAACAAACAATTGAGTACAGTATCAGCCAGTTCCAGAAGAAGATCGTCCAAGAGAAGCGTGAAGACATTCATGTCTTAGATGTGCACGAGATAGTAACCATCGCCCACATCATTCGAACTCAACAGATGGTCAGATTCTCGGAAGCTAAGAATCTGAGTTCCTCTGCCCAATCAGCAGCGGGAATTGGTAAGAAAATGCAATAAATCGCAACAATTGAGTCTTTAACGGGACTCAAAAACAAGGTCGGGACATCCTTCGCATCACTGCCCAGTTCATGTGTCTGTGTGGAGGATAGAATGTGCCCAGTGAAGCAAAAGGGCATTCACCCACCACAGATAAAGACACGCGGTGATTACTCAGGAAACTTACGAGAAGTCCCATGCACAGCGGGCCATGAACGCCCAGGAGCCATACAGATATTTCCCTTATTTTTACATCAACATTTCAGAACCCCTACAGTAAAGCACCACTGCCCCAGAACAGCAGTCGCTGCCTCCCTTAGGGCGTGTTCGAATAAAGTTACTCCAGACAAGTTTGTCTGGGAAGAATATTCGAACTGGTTTACCAACATTTTTGCAAAGAAATTTGTTGGATATCTTGACAATGAACATGTTACAGTCGATATGGATAAATGGCTAACCGGTGGCAGATACAATAAGCAGTATCAAGAAAAGATGAAAAGATCCTTTACCTTGGAGAATCGTGGCAGGAAAAGGATTGAGGTGTATGAAGCATTTGCCAAAATTGAAATGCAATTCACCAATACGTTACATGAGCTGAAGGATACCGCAGAAAATGATGTTAAAGAACGTCAAATTTGCGGCCCATCAGATGAGAAGAAGGTCATGTGTAACGCTTTCATCAATGAGCTAGAAAGAATAGCTCACTTGTATATGAAAACTTATTGTGGTAGAAAGAACTGGTTGGAAATTTGTTCGGGCATTGAAACATGGTATCAAGATATAACTGATCCAATATTAGGAGCTTCAGATGGAAGCGGCTTTGACATGACGCAATTGAAGGCTAACAATGTGTTAGTTTACAACCTCATGAAAGAGTGCGCACGCCATACTAATGTTTCATTTAATGAACCATTAACGAAGGAAGACGTCTACAGGGCTTTAGACGTTTCCGAGACTCTTAAGGTATCAGTAGACAATGGTCAGCTCACGTACCAAGCTGACGGGAGAGCATCAGGAGACGGATGGACAACATTCGGTAATACACTCTTGATGATATCATACTGGGAATATGCATTTTACCTTAGCAAGATCCCGGATGATAAGTGGCGTCTTACCGTAAAAGGTGATGACGTGTTGTTTGCAGTCTCAGCGGAATACAAATCACAGTTGGAATCAAGTATCAAAGTGTGTTTTACACCCAACAAGCATGAGCATTCTCATGGCCTAGGCCAAATTAGTAAGAAGATTG